GTTTCTTTTCAACCATGATAGCTTGCCCCGACTGGTTTCCTTGTCTTGCGCATCCGATTTACCAAGCGCAGTCAGTATTTTGACATTGAGAAAATTGTTGGTGATGAAGCCCCATAACTGTTGGCCGCCTTTTCCGTGCCAGTCCAACTCCGAAAAGAACTTGACCTTACCATACGGCTCAATTACCTTCCAGATAGAATTTTCACCATATTTGGATTCGTAATCATCCACGGAAAGGCCTTCAGCGCCAGTAAGTTTTTCGAAGCCGCCGTGGAAATCAACAATGACACCATCCATATCACAATAAATTATACGGTCATATTTTTGAGGAAGTTCGTTTTGGGGTGCCAGTGGTATCATATTTTAAATTCGGTAACGGATATAAATATCCAAACAAGATTGAATAATGTTGACAAGGTTTTGAAAAAATGATGTACTATAAGCACTAGGCACGTAAGCCATGTGTAGTATAAGCCATGTAGAAGCTAAGTACTTAAGATCTCAGGACCAGATCCTTCGTGTGATAAAAAGTCTCAGATGCGGATTCTTCCGCGTTTTAAGATGTTATCTTCAATCTCAGAAATCCAGCCGGGGTATTCCCAAGACTCAGATTCTTCCCAAACTGGCCCGGCCCCGCGCCAGGGCTGGCCATATTCCGGCCCATTTGTTGCATGAGAAATGTTGTTATCATCATAGCAAACAAACCGATTTTTTTTCTTGTTACGCTCTGTTTTCATAAGCCCCATGATAAATATCATCCCCCAACTTTAGCATGTAAATTTGAAGAAAATTTTATGAATTTTTTTTAGCGTTTTCGATTTTCCGCAAAATAAAAGCCCCGCTTTTGGAGCGGGGCTTTTTTGAGTTAGTTAAGTGTTATATGGTTGGAAACGCAGCGCCGGTTGGCGTGACCACGAAGTCCAAAGCAATGAATTCAATCGTCTTGGTTGGTTGGATGTAGATCTTACCATACAGAACATTTTCATCAATGATATCTGCGGTATTCGTTTCTTCATCCATCTTCACAAAGAAGTTATACAGACCGGAACGCTGTTTCACCGATTCCATATAAGGATTGACGATGGCCAGGAACTTGTTCCTTGTGGCTGCGGTATTCTGTTCGAACAACAGATACTTTGAGGTAGATGCGATGAACTTCTTGAGGTCAATCAACAACCTACGAACATTGATTCGATTCAAGGCTGAATCTGCATCTTGCAGGGTCTTTTGGCCCCAAACCGCGACACCTTCGCCGGGGAAGATTGCGATTGGGTTAACCTTGCCTTCATACAGGTCATCCCGTTCCGAATGCGTAGTCCTGTCGGTCACGCCGATGGAATTTGGAATTCCACCACGATTTAGACCGGCCGGAGCGAACCACGGCGCCGCCACCTTGTCGTTGGCTGCGTAAACCGCTGGCATTACCACGGAAGGTGGAACAATGACGATTTGATTGATATTGGTATCCAGTATCTTAACCCAAGGATAGTAAGTACCTGCATAGTTCGTATCGAACTGAGCTGCATAGCTAGTTACTTCGGAGATTTGACCTCCGCTTGGATTTCCATCATCTGCATAGATATCCATAATGAAGAAGCAATCACCGCGTTGTTCGCAGAGGTCTACGACCAGGTTGGTGACATAGCTGTGATACTGATGGATGATTCCAGGAACCACAATCAGATTGATATCGAATTCATCAGCATTGCTCAACGCTCCAATACATTGCTTGTAAGCTATTGAACCTGCCGTTGTGCTATTCGTGCAATTCAAACCCTGGGTATTTCCGGCTATGATATCCGCCCCCACATTAATTGGAATGGCGGGACTTTGACCGTCAAATCCACCCTGGAAGCCAAGAACGAATTTACGCATCTTGACATAAGTGGTTTCATTGACTGAATCATATTCGGAAGGTACCGAACCGCTGTAAGCTGCGGCCAGGAAGTCACCGTAACCCACACCATATGTTTTATCGAGCGGTTGGACTTCATCCAGAGCGAATATAGTATTTCCGCCCGTGCTGGTATAAGCACCGAACTCAGGCAATGGAGCAAAATACTGTTTGTTGTCATCGGAAGCACCAATGCCAGTTGAACTGGTTGGATACAAACTAGCCAACTCTGCATCGGCTCCGGTTGGAGCATCATCAAAGGTGATACCGGATGGATACTTACCAGGATTTTCGCTATAAACCGAAGCCTTGGTGTATTTCATTGTTGGGACCCAACGACCTGCTGAACTGTTGACGGAAGTTGCATACGCTTCAAAGCCGTATGGAACAGCGGTCACTGGAAGCGTGGTATCATTCATTTCAATACGCACATTCTTGCTATTGTTGGCGTAAGTGCCAAATTCAAGAATCTTACCATTGAAGTCAATATACCGGTAAGAATCACCGATACGACGCGCCACATAATTTGCGGATGTCGGATCAAGATTCAAATTACGGAACGATTCCAGAATGACTGGTTTCTTATCCGTATCACTGTATTTACGAACAGTCAGGGTAAATGAACCCCAATCACTACCGGCGACTGTACCGGCCAGTTTGACCTGGGAGATTTCAATCTTGTAAGAGGTATTGGTGTTCGTGCCGTCGTTCATGGTATGAACCTTGAAGAGACGGAAACGGGTATCTGCACTTGCTGTCTGCCACGGAGCAATCTTCTGAGAAATAATCCAAGGCGTAGAAGCATTGGTCAAAGCAAAGGTGGAATCGCCTGTGGTCGGGGCCAAAGAATAATCATCGGTAAAGTTAAGAGGATTACCGGCAAAAGTATAATCTGGCAAAATGCTGCCGGAAATATACCACTCTTTCTTATTGGCCACCACCGCTGCAATACTGTTTTCGAAGAACTTGTAGAGATAAGCTGCTTCAATCTTTTGACCGGTCACCTGTTCATCAGGATCACCAGCCGTCGCGTCTTTACCAAACACATTGGAGATGTATTTGGTGCTGGCTGCATTCAAATCAATCTTATATGTTCCGATGACCGCTGAACTGTCTGTGGAACGCAAAGTGATATTGTAAGCTGTTCCAATTTCACTGAGGTTTGTGGATGCGCTTAACATCGTAGAACCACTGAAACCTGGAGCTTCCAACGAACTGTCGATGCCACCATATTGAGTATCATTCAACACGGCAAGAACACGGTAATCTACACTTTGACTTGACCAGATACCTGTGCATGCATCAAATGTGGGTGTTCCTGATGGAGTAAAGGATCCTATGTAGGATCCGAATTCTCCCCCAAGCATACCTTGAATTCCATATGTCCAAGAGTTACAAGCACCGGAAATAGCAAAGATTCCTACTGAACCTGATGCGGCATTTGCCGATCCAGAGCCAAATAAAGTGATCGGAGTATTATCCGTATGATCAAAAGGATCTGAACCACTAATAAATGAAGAAGCAGTTATTGAAGCAGAAAATGCTGCATCGGTCAACAACGCTTTCATCAAACTGGAAGTGGTCGCTGCGCTGCCACTCAAATTCGCAATGGTAAAGCTTGCGCTAACTGCTGCGGTATCAATTGTAGCATATCCCAGATTTACAGATTGTCCATAGTAATAAAGAGAACCACTTGCACCTCCAAGTGCCGCGGCAGTACCGGTTCCGGCCACCGATACAAACGTTGCAGTGAACGGCACATTTTTCAACTTAACCGATCCAGTCAACCAAACTGTCGTTGCACTGGCTGTAAAAGCAAGAACATTCAGAAGAATAGAAGTCGTGCTGCCGGCATATTGAGCCGAGGAAGAAGCGACAATACTATCGGAAAGGGTGACAACCGACCGCGAAACATTCAGGGAGCCAGTGTCTATGCTTCGATCATATTCGCCCTTGATAGCGTAAAGGACAAAAGGATACTTTTGATGATAGCCGGTCAAAGCGCCAACACGACAAACGGTGACCAGACCACGTTCCAAAAGATATTCCTTGGCCGTGTATGGTCCGTAATATGTTCCGTCGGCAACGCCGAACATACTCTCAAGTGTGTTGACGTCGCGGACTAGGGTTGGTGAAAATCCCGGTCCTTTGGGGAACGGGGCAACGACGACGCCGCCGATGTCTTGAACACCTTGAGCAATTCCACTCTGGTCGAATTCTCTAGTAAATACACCAGGACTTACGATCCTGTTGTGCGGAGTAAATGTTCCACCTTCAGCAATTGGCATAATCTTATCCTTAACAGTTCATTGAATGACTACTCATAAATATGATTCATTTTTTTGAAAATAAAAAATATCAAGTGAGATTTTGAGAAGTTATCTTTTTTCACCAACATGGAAAAGTTACGACATCCTGATATTTTTGCTGATATATCACATATTTATATTTGATTGGACATACAATCAAACACCGGTTACAGTAGAGGGAAGTGGTAGGAATATGACAATGTTCATTGTTTTCGACTACCACCACTTTACTCTTGAACAAAGCGCTCCTGAGTGGGAGCGCTTTTTTTGTCATTGTTTGTAGACCTTCCAGCCTTCGTAGAGAGTCCGTTCAATAACCACATGATGTTCGTGTTCCAATTCTTCCAATAGCGTTCGGGTCAAACTAACCGATGAACCACTGAGGTTTTCTTCGGAAACTTTGCTGGGATAGTAAGGAAGCTGAACTAGAATATTTTCCTTGCGATTGTTCCGCTGCCGTTTCTTTTCGGCCTCCTTGATCTTTTTTGCTGGACCATGTTCTTTATTATGACATATATCGCAGATACATCTCAATCCACGGATGAGGCCGCCCAACAAAAGTTCATGTTCTTCACCGTGCCGAGCGTTCCCTTCCGCTTCATGATGAACTTGAAGTCCAATTCTACCAAGGCACGACATACACTTCCAACCACTTCTCCGTTTTACTTCATTGGAAATAATGAGCCAATAGGAAGTCTTGAGAAAATAGAAGTATCTTAGCTTTAGAATGTGAGGTTTAACCGCTTGCCAATCCAGAGTCTCAATCTCAGAAATCATTCTCTGATATGCTCCTGCGCCCGTATCCTGGTCCGCTTTGAGATACTCAAAAATGAACTCCTGCGGAGTCATAACTTTTTATGAAGCTGGTGGTGTACTGTTGGGAGAAAAAGTTCCCTCTTTCAAATCCAAGTCACCTTCGCCGTATTTTTTGATCAGTTTGTTGACGAACTCCTGTTCCAATCGCCGAAGTCCTTCCCATTCTTCCCGCAACTTCTTGTCTCTTTCCACATAGTCCTGAACACGCCTGTCCAAGTCCACTTTTTCTATGCCATGATTTCCGAATTCGAAAATCTTCTGGCTGATTTTGTTTTGTAACATTTTGACTTCCGCCAATTCGTCATTTGATATTTTGATGGGATTACTCATAACTGGTCATATATAGAACACCACTCTTGTTTTAATGGAGACAAATTTCATATTACCATGTTGGAAATTCTGATGTTTGAGCGTTAGTGCTGACCAAAAACATTTCATAAATGCGAATGGGTACGGAACCGGACCACCACAGATGGGCCATGTTAATTGGCTGCCGACTTTCAAATGAAGCTGAAATTTCAGCCTGTTGTGTGCTGCCGATCATATTCGTGGATAAAACAACGGGAGTGCCTGGAATAGTCTGTAGGGCAGTCATCATTTCATAGTTGGGTATGTTTATATTGGTCTGCCAACTGGCGGTAGTCGTATAAAAACTTACCTGG